GAGGTGGTCATTATACTCTATGTCGGCAAACTGGCTGATTTCAACGATTTTAACTGGTTCCTGCGAGAAATCGGCAAGTGCATTACCGCGCCCGGATGGTGCATGAACGAAGCCATCATGAGGGATATGATACCAACGTCCCGTTGGGGCGACGACATGGACGGCCTGGACAGGTGCCTGCTGAACCAGCATGAAATCGACAAGTTCAAGAACGCCTACTACACCATGATGGCACCATAATGCGACTAGACATACCAATCAAGATCATGTACGGGTGTATTGCCGGACGGTTCGTCCAGAAGGTGTTCGCTCTGCTTGCCGGCAAGCGCGGCTCACTGCACGGGGACAACCAGATTGTCGGCATGTTCGCCGTGTATAGCGATGCGACATCAATCGCACCGGACCAGTATCTCCTTATCGGTAATGTCGAGTACGGGAAGATAATCCACCGGACCCCTATGGCCATATATGAACTTTTGCGGGAAGCCTCCGACATGCGGGCCCAACGATGGAAATTTGAACACATAGTTGTGCTGTCGCTGGCCAACTATCCCGAATCATATGGCTCTATAACGAGTACCGGTGCCGCGCACAGATTCATGGACCAGGGGACACAATATGCCGTAATCAGGGCATTCAAGGAGTTTGTTGCATGAATTTCAAGAACCTATCATTGGCTTTCTATTCAGCGATATTTGCCGCGTTTTTCATGAAGCTGGCCGACAAGTTCAAGATGTCCTTTCGAGGTGCCGAGACGGTGTTCCACGACTACCAGCCTCCTTATACGGCGGTGCATTTCACAAAGACCTGGAAAACGAGCGATGGGCGCATTCGGTGCGATGCCAAGTCGGTCGTCCTCGGTCCGGAATTGACTACATGCGAGCATAGGCAGAAACTGTATGAATTCTGCCGGACAATCAACTGTACCGGCGGATACGGGTGTCCAACAGTTATCATAAAATCTACCTAAATTTACTCAAATCTACTGAAATCTGCAAACATTTTTGATATTTTTAGGTTGACAGTCGGCATAAAATTTAGTATATTGATATAAACTTGTCAAGACAGCTTCGGTGAATTAGTGGATTTCTTCATCGGGCTCCATTGATAGACTGTTTTATGATGGCTCGTTTGATGTTGAAATCCACAATAAGCATCGAACGAGCCATTACCGCATCTATGAGTAAGCATTGCTGGACATTGAAGGATAGGTACGAATCGCAGTTCTCCGCTGCGTTCTATCCTATTCTATTGTCCGACACGAAGCGAACTGAAATAATTCAAAGGGCTGAAGAAATCCGTTCCGTGAAGAACGACATATCGGAGGTGTTCTTCTCTGACATGCTGTTCTTCCAGGACATGGCCAAGTTTGATGCATTCAACTACTTCAATCCGACTTTTACTACGAGACTATCTAGTCACTACCTGAAGAAGGCAATCGAGGAAGTCTGGAAAGCATATCAGTTGAGATTCGGTGCAATTCGCAAGAAGATAGAGTTCGTTAAGGTAGAAAAACTTGTACCGTCGTTTTACAAGATAAATTCTCATGGACATAAGAAAGGTGAATTGAAGTCAATAGAACGGCATACGAAGAAAACGGAACTCACGAAGGTTCTGACCTGGCTTGCAAGATACGGAAAGGACGAATCAGTCTACTGGCTAGAATCCGCCATCCCTACTGCCGATGCAGCCAAGCAGAAGTTTTACCGTACTATACTGGAGAAAATAAGGAAGTTCGGGTTCGACCGGCTCATGCGGCTGGCACTGGCCCGTAGGGAAGCTGTATATGCGAAGTATATCGAACGTGGAAAGATTACATTCGATTCGCTCACCTTTAGTGGACGTAGCCGCATCAAGCGTCCTATCGTGGATGCGCGACGAAACGAGAACGGAAAGTTCGACTACTTCATAGAGATTTCCTGGGACTGGTCCAGCCAGGCATACCATGGACCTAGTGAGCATACACTGTGCATCCCGTTCAAGTACAACAAGGCATACCACAAGTCACTGCAAAGATACTGCAATGGTGGAGACACTTCCTATACAATCGTAATCCGAGGAAAGGACATCCACGTAGTCCTAGCAAGGGACGGTTACCGCTACAAGAGCGATGAGGAAATTACCGAGGAGAACACAGTCGGCATCGATGTCAATTCCAAGCACAACATGTTCGCACTGAGTACGGGGGAGTTCATCCCGCATGACGAGGAACTGATTGCAGAACTTGAAGAAGAACTGCTGAAAATAGATAACAAACATAAGAACTACAATACCAGGTTCAAGGAAGACGAGGAACATGACGTGTTCAAGATTTCCCGTAAGGACAAGGCTCGCATAGAAGCCATTACCTTAAAGCTGAACGAATCCAACAAACGTAGAATTGCAGCCATGTGCAAGGACCTTGCGGAGCGCGGATTCAAGCACATCGTGATGGAGAACCTTACCGGGTTCCAGGGGAGTCGTCTGTATGCTGACGACCAGAAAGGTTTCAACCTAGGACGGTTGCATCTACGAATTGGCCTGTCATCTTTGAAGGATGACGTAGAACATATATCGGCACATTATGGACTGGGATTCTCGCTCATCCAGCCAGAATATACATCTAAGATGTGCCCGGAATGCGGTGGAATAGATGACCGCAACCGCCAGACACAGGAAGAATTTAAGTGTGTGGACTGCTTGCATACTGACAACGCAGACCGCAATAGTTCAATAAACATCAAGTTCCGCCTTACCTCGACCGTGTTAAGAGGGTACCTGCTCGAAGCAGGGGATAGCGGATATAGGTGCTTCCAGCCAAAGAGCTTGTTCAAGTGGCAAGTAAGGAAGTGCCTAGAAAAATGCCGTTGCGATGGTCTCTTCAAACGGACCATAGGAAATCACGAAAGACTTGCGGTGAGTAAGTTTGAGTAGATTTCAGTCAACGGTTCAGCCATACTTCAACAATTTCATGGAAACTCCCAGATGGCGTGTGTGTCGGGGATGTTTCCAAGTTGGAAGATATCATGACGCGCACCGATATCCTGCATATTGTCGGTCGCTACTATGAACTGCTTGCCCAGGAGAACGCATGAAATACTTCAACCTGTCCGTCTTTACCATGATAATCACCGCATTCGTCATGAAGGTTGTGCGGCTTGTCCGTGGCAAGAAGCGTCCGGGCCTGGCGCCCAATGGCCTCACGTCCGAGGAATGGGACTACGCCATGTCCCAGGCAAAGATATGCCGGGAAATGGAACTGGTACTCCAGATAAGTAACGGCAGCAGTGCCGTTAGTATTGATTGGGTACTCGGACCAAGTCTGGGTGACGCTGCTGACCTGAATTTCATGCACTGGTGCTGGCGTAACCTTGAACAGTTCAACGGGTTCTACCTCAGTGGAATAGATAAGCGCCTGGTCCCTAGGGGAAGGGCGCATACCATGAATCCAGAGTGGCCCCTTTCCATCAAGAACTGGTTGGACATGGCGAATGTCTACAATGCCCTGCTGCACCAGGCGGAAATGAGGGAACGGGCGAAATGACTCGTTACATTACATTGTCTGTGTATTCCATGATTATCACTCGGTTTTTTATCAAACTTCGTGAAAAACTCTTGAAATACCGGTATCCGGAGGCACAGGACAAATTCATAAGGTCCATTGGGGTGGATCCTGATGAATACATGTACGCGGTGAAATGCGCCAAGGTTTCTGATGATATGAAAATTCTTCTTTGGTTTGAAGAATACTGCGACGGCGGTGTGAGAAAAATGAGGTATGCCGAGGCCGGACCTTCGCTTGGCTGCGTCTGTGATGAGCTCCTTACTAAATGGTGCAACGAGCGACTTGGAACTTACGGGCCATATACATTCAAGTTTTTTGATATACAGGGTCACAACTGGTACAATGTCACCCAGCAACTCACTCGGATACCCATCGCATCCAATGACTTAAGTGACCTTGTTGCACTGTATTCGGCTCTGAGACCCAAGATAAAATAAAAAGGCCCGCGCCAGCGGGCCCTTTTCTTATGCGCGGCAGTTGTCATCCAGGAAGATGGATATCGCCTCCCTCCACCCGTGCGTCTTGTTCAGATGTTCTTCCAGGATTTCATCCGTTGTCTCGTCGGTAATATCGGGAATGCGCCCCTTGCCGTCCACGATGGAGCACCTGTCCATGATGATGAGTGCCAGTTCGGTGCGCCAGTATTCCGGCTTCTCATCTTCATACCCCAGTATTTCCGGAGTTATGAGGGAATTCAGGCACACGCATTCATATCGGGTGCCGGCCACCTGCTTTCCGAGCTTCCAGTCGAATATGTTCAAATCCGCGGTAACATAGCCTTCAAGGTCCATCGCGCTTGCCACCGCGCCTTCGTCATTCCTGATGCCGAATTTCAAGGCAGGGTACTTCTTCCCGTAGTATTCAACTTCGGTATGCCACATGTAGTACACCGACAGGTGTTCATTGAGGGTTTCCCAGTCCTTCCGGCGGGAGTGGAATTTAACGTTCCATCTGCTGCGTCGAATTAGATCCGGTATCCTGTCGATGGCGCCTGCCCAGAACGGTATTGGTGCCGGTTCATCCTTCTTGCTGGAATCCATGACATCCTGGACGATTGTACCGACATACCGGCGTTCGAACTCGAAATCGCCAATCTTGACCCTTTCCGCTTCCGCCCATGCGGCATCATGCTGCGTATCGGTGTCCCAACTGTTCTCGGACACGTAGAACAGCTTCTCGTTGTTCTTCCAGTACATCAGGTTGAATGCCGTCTGGTTGCCGAACTTGTGCGCATGGCCGGTGATGATGTGCGCGGTCTTCGTGGACATGATGGTAGGGATGATTGCCTGGACGCAATGCATGGCGCACCGGTCAGTGAGGAAGCCGAAATCGTCGAACATGATGTAGTTCGGGCAAAGCCCGCGCCCGTTGCTGTCAGTCACCGGCATGGCCATGATGCGGCTGCGGTTGCGCAGTTCAACATTCGTCTTGCTCCACGCCCTGACACCTGGCTGCATCCAGTATGGAAGGTTGATGTACATATCGCGGAATTTGTAGAATTCCCCCTTGCACTCGTCGTTGGTGTCGTTCATGTACAGGATGAGCAGCGGGTTGTCTGTGAAAATCATCTTCCACATGAGGTAGGCCAGGCAGGTGGTCGTGAAACCGGATTGCCTGTACCA